AAAGCCAAAATATAGCAGCTCCTAACAATATGGGTGAAAATGCTATAGTGGATGGAGTTGGAAGTTATGCTAATGGTTTAAGTTCTGGAATGGGTGGAGATGAAATTATTGGAGATGCATCTTACAGTACAGCAAATGCTCTTAGTGTGAATATGGATGTTTTAGACAGGGTAACAGATACACCAAGTTAAAATTTTAAAATAAATAAAAATGAACAATAGAAGTTATATAGTAATAGATTTAAGCGATACAGACAAAGTGCTTTTTTCTCAAGTAAATCAATCTTCTGCACAAAGTATGAGAAGAAACTTAGCAAACACTCAAGGACTACTTTCTTATAGTGTAACACCAAGTTTTGTTACTAGCGGTAGTTTACCAATAGTTGGAGATGTAATGAACCAAACAGAAGCTTTATCTTTATTAGCAACTGCAGCTTGGAGTGAACCTATGCCAGAAGAGTAAAAAGTAATTTATATAAGTAAATATATAAATAACAAATAAGTATATTATGAGTAAAATAACAGACGAAGAACTTACACAACTTAAATATTATAATGAAGGTGATTTAGGTAGATATTTAAAACAGTTAAAAGAAAAATATGGTAATGTTACTATAGATTTTAATGATGGTACATATACTATAAATTAATAAATAACCAATCAAATTTAATCAAATGAAAATCAAAGAAGAGCTATTAGAAATAGCTAAAACTCAACATGAGAAACTGCAAAGAGTAATAAGTGATATTGGCATTATAGAAGCTAAAAAACATGGCTTATTGCATGAAATAGCCTCTATTAATACTGAAATAGAAGATTTTAAAAAAGAACTAGAAAAAGAGTATGGTCATATAGAAATAAATTTAAATGACGGTAGCTATATCAAGATAGAAGATGAAAAAGATAAGAAAGATTAGTATAGGTACTGATTACAAAAACGAAGCTATGCATTATTCTCTTGGGCAAGAAGTATATGGAAAACATATTATTAATGATATACTATATGAAGACTCTGACAACTCTTATAATATATATATAATTAAAAATAAAGAAGTTTTGCCTTGGAAAAAATTTAATCGTAATATGGCTGTATCTGTTGAATACGATTTAAATTATTAATGAAAAGTTTATACCAATTTATAATTAAACCGTTAGATCAAAGATATGATAATACAAAGAAGATCAATGATAAAACCTTCATTGTTAACACTAGTATTGAAGATCATAAGTTTGTTAGCAAGAAAGCTATTGTCGTTTCTACACCAGCAGCTTATAAAACTAAAATAAATATAGGAGACGAGTTATATGTACATCATAATATCTTTAGAAGGTACTATGATATGAAAGGAAAAGAAAAAAATTCTTCAACTTTTTTTAAAGATGATTTATATTTTGCATATCCAGAACAAGTATACATGTATAATAATAAGTCTCATTTAAATTATTGTTTTGTTAAACCCATATTAAACAAAGACTATTTAAGCGCTGATAAAGAACAAAACCATATTGGTATATTAAAATATGGTAATAACTTGTTAGATGATCTTAAAATAAAACCTGGAGAGCTTGTTACGTTTACACCTAACTCTGAATTTGAGTTTATAGTAAATAACGAGCGACTTTATTGTATGAAATCAAATGATATAGCACTTACTCATGAGTACGAAGGAAACGAGAAAGAATATAATCCACGCTGGGCGAAAAGCAGTTAATGAACTAATTAAAGTAGCAGAAGAAAAAATAATTACAAATACTGAAGATGATGTTGCTGCTGATAGATTAAAAAATGCTGCAGCTACTAAAAAGCTTTGTATAATGGACGCTTTTGAAATATTGCAAAGAATAGAAGAAGAAGAAAATATATTAAAAGGCATGGACGACCCAAAAGAGAAAAAGTTATTTAAGGGATTTGCAGAAGGGAGAAGTAAATGATTTATCAACAAACTTTATGGAAAGAAGTTAAAGATGTTGTTAATTCTAAAATACTAGCTAAGAACAATAGATTTAAAAAATGGGAGTATGGATACAACTCTGATTATGACTTTATAGTAATAAGCAAAACAGGAAAAATTGGACAGATCATTGAAATACAAAATCTCCGCATTGCTTTACCAGCAGTCGATGAACCGTATAAACGAAGCAAAAATAAAACTGAACAATACTGGCAACAGTTTGAGTATCCAAAAGAATTACAAAAAATAAAAACAAGATTTGATTGGGAAGAATACTCATTAGATTTTAAAGAAAAATGGTATGATTATATCGACAAAGAATTTAAGCGTAGAGAACAAGGTTTTCATTTCTTCAATAATGGCAGTCCTGTATATATTACTGGTACTCATTACATGTACTTGCAGTGGTCAAAAATCGACGTTGGAGCACCCGACTATAGAGAAGCAAACAGACTCTTCTTTATATTTTGGGAAGCATGTAAAGCAGATACAAGGTGCTACGGAATGTGCTATCTTAAAAACAGACGATCTGGATTCAGCTTTATGGCAAGCGCAGAACTTGTTAACCAAGCTACAATATCTTCCGATGCTAGATTCGGTATATTGTCTAAGTCTGGTTCAGATGCCAAAAAAATGTTCACGGATAAAGTTGTACCCATATCGGTTAACTACCCATTCTTCTTTAAACCTATTCAAGACGGGATGGACAGGCCAAAAACGGAGTTGGCGTATAGAGTTCCAGCCGCGAAACTTACTCGTAGAAAACTCCAAGAAAATATTAAAGAACTAGAAATAGAAGGTTTAGATACTACTATTGATTGGAAAAATACAGGTGATAACTCTTACGATGGTGAAAAGTTAAAAATATTAGCTCATGACGAAAGTGGAAAGTGGGAAAGACCTGATAATATATTAAACAACTGGAGAGTTACAAAAACTACATTAAGATTAGGATCAAGAATTGTAGGTAAATGTATGATGGGCTCAACTTCAAATTCTTTAGATAAAGGTGGAGACAATTTTAAAAAACTATACTACAATAGCGACGTTACTAAAAGAAATAGAAACGGACAAACATCTTCTGGGCTCTATAGCTTGTTCATACCTATGGAATGGAACTACGAAGGATTCATGGATACTTATGGACTACCTGTCTTCATTAGAGGTAAAAATTCAGTCAAAGGAATTGATGGTCACGAAATTGGAACAGGAGTTATCGAACATTGGGAAAACGAAGTTGACGGCTTAAAGTCTGATCAAGATAGTTTAAATGAATATTATAGGCAGTTTCCAAGAACTGAAGCTCATGCTTTTAGAGATGAAGCAAAACAAAGCTTGTTTAATCTTACTAAAATATATGAACAAATTGACTATAATGATTCTATAAACAATAGTTTAAATGTTACTCAAGGTAGTTTTAATTGGGTTAATGGTGTTAAAGACACAAGTGTAATGTTTTATCCTAGTACTGATGGAAGATTTAAAATAAGTTGGGTACCACCTAAAAACTTACAAAATCGAGTGATTATAAAAAATGGAACTAAATATCCTGGAAACGAACACGTTGGAAGCTTTGGTTGTGATAGTTATGATATTAGCGGTACTGTTGATGGTAAAGGGTCTAATGGATCACTACATGGATTAACTAAGTTTTCTATGGAAGATGCGCCTAATAATCATTTTTTTTTAGAATATATAGCCAGACCTCAAACAGCTGAAATATTTTTTGAAGATGTCCTTATGGCTTTAGTTTTTTATGGTATGCCAATACTTGCTGAAAATAACAAACCAAGATTATTATACTATTTAAAACGTAGGGGTTATAGAGGTTTCTCAATGAATAGACCTGATAAACTAATCAACAAATTATCTATAACTGAAAGAGAAATAGGTGGAATACCTAACTCGAGTGAAGACATTAAACAAGCACATGCTGCAGCTATTGAAAGCTATATTGAAAATTTTGTAGGTGCTAAAGAAAATAATTACGGTGACATGTATCACCAAAAAACATTAGAAGACTGGGCTATTTTTAATATAAATAATAGAACTAAACATGATGCTAGTATCAGCTCTGGTTTAGCTATAATGGCTTGTAATAAAAATTTATACAGACCTATGCCTCAAAAATTTACTAATAAAATAAATCTTGGTATTAAAACTTATGACAATACCGGTACAATATCAAAAATTAATTAATATATATGCAAGCTACTACTACATATAGTACATTTCCTGATCAGGTCGTACCTGCCGCTGAGAAAGCTACTTACGAGTATGGGTTGAAAGTTGCAAGAGCTATTGAAGGTGAATGGTTTAGAAATTCACAAGGTGTTGGTTATAGATATATGACTAATTACAATAACTATCACAACTTAAGACTTTACGCGAGAGCAGAGCAGCCAGTTCAAAAATATAAAGATGAACTAGCAATAAATGGTGATTTAAGTTATTTAAATCTTGATTGGAAACCTGTACCTATTATTCCTAAGTTTGTAGATATAGTTGTTAATGGCATGTCTCAAAGATCTTATGAAGTAAAAGCAATGGCTCAAGATCCTACTTCTTTAAGAAAAAGAACTAAATACGCTCAGCGTATAATGATGGATATTGAAGCTAAAAAGTTTAATGACATGGTTATGCAGCAGTTTGGTATTGACCTTTCAGAATCTACAGCTAAAAATTCACCTGAAACATTAGAAGATATTCCAGCTCATATGCAAATGGATTATAAACAATCTATTGAAGTAGCAGAAGAGCAATTAATATCTCAAGTATTAGATAAAAATAAATACCATTTAATTAGAAAAAGACTTAACTATGATTTAACTGTATTAGGTATATCATGTGTTAAAACATCTTGGAATCCAGCTGAAGGAATTGTTATTGATTATGTTGATCCAGCTAATATAGTTTATTCATACACTAATGATCCTAACTTTGAAGATGTATATTACGTAGGTGAGGTTAGAAATGTACCTATTGTTGAGCTGAAAAAACAATTTCCTAGTTTAACACCTGAACAAGTTAAAAAACTACAAAACTACACAGGTAATACTGCTTATTCACCTAACTTTAATGGCAGATATGATCAAAATACTGTACAAGTATTATATTTTGAATGGAAAAGTTACATAGATCAAGTATTTAAAGTTAAAATTACGCCTACAGGTTTACAAAAAACAATAGAAAAAGAAGATACATTTTTAGAAGTAAAAGAAACTGACAACTTCAAAAAAGCTTCAAGAACTATAGAAACTTTATACAGTGGTGCTAAAGTATTAGGTATGGAAGAAATGCTTGACTGGAGATTAGCAGAAAATATGACAAGACCATATGCTGACACTAGCAAGGTTAATCTTAGTTATACTATAACTGCTCCAAGAATGTATCAAGGCCGAATAGAAAGTTTAGTAAGTAGAGTCACTGGTTTTGCTGATATGATTCAGTTAACGCATTTAAAGTTACAACAAGTAATGTCTCGTATGGTTCCTGATGGCGTATACTTAGACATGGACGGTTTAGCAGAAGTAGATCTTGGTAATGGAACTAATTATAACCCAGCTGAAGCATTAAACATGTATTTTCAAACTGGTTCTGTAATTGGTAGAAGTTTAACTCAAGATGGTGAAATGAATAGAGGTAAAATACCTGTACAAGAAC